GGCGTGGTCTATCGCCCCGCCAAGGCCGCTTTTGATGGTCTCTATCGGGTGTGTGAACCCTTCCCTGATGCTGCTTGCCCCGGACACCACGCTGTCCTTGATGCCCGTCATTTTGGTGACAACATTCTCCTTGAGGTCGGTCACCCTCTCGCCAATATGGGTGATGGCCCCGCCCACGCCGGAGCGGAGGGCCGAGGAGAGGCTGTTGCCGCTGTCTATCCCAGCGAGGAATGACTTGCGGAAGGCAGAACCGATACCGCCAGCGTCGTCTTCCAGATCCCCGATGTCATTGGTCAGATCGCGGATGTTGCGCCTGGCTTGATCCACGTCAACATCAATGTCGATGTCGCCAGCGCCGTCCCCAAGGCTCCCGATATCATCGGACAGGTCTTGTAAATCGGAGTGGGCCCGGTCTGTGTCAACGTCAACTTCGATATCAGGCGGGTCCTGACCGAGGTTGGTAACGCGGTCTTCCAGATTTTGAACATCGGTCTGCGCCCGCTCGGTATCGACTTCAATGTCAATGTCTGCGGATCGTTCGCCAAGGCTGCCGATGTCGCCGGTCAGTTCCCGGATACTTTCCTCAGCCTGGTCAGTATCTGCGTCTACGGTGATGTCTGTACCATCAGCGCCGGACTGAAGGTCCCCGATGTCACCCGCAAGATCACGGATGTTTTCGGACGCCTGTTCAGTATCAGCGATGATGTCCACATCACCCGCAGCCTCGGCCCGCAGCGTACCAAGCATCCCCATGAGGTTACGGATACCTGCCTCGGCTTGTTCTGTAATTGCTCTTACGGTTATGCCATATGATAAACTGCGGGCCTCATCCACAAGTCATCCCCCCTTTCTTCATTCGTTTTTGCTGGGTTTCTTGTTCCACACGGTCTGCCAAAGGAGCCGGGCCTGCTCCGCCTCAGCGAACTCCGCCAGATCCATCTCCTTGAGTTCAGTGTAGCTGATACCACCCATGCAGAACGTCATGCGCCAGAACCGTTCTTTACGTTGCGCTCTTTTCCGCGCTTCCGTCGGATTCAGCTCGCTCCGACAGAAAGTTCTCGATCTCACGCACCAGCTCGGTGGGGGTGACGATGTCGTCCTGCTCGTCAAAGAACTTCAGGCCGTGCTTGGCGACCTCGGCGGGAGCGATGACGCAGCTCTTGATGAGAGAGTCGGCATACTTCGCCGTGTTCTTCCGGCCGCTGGCGGGGCGGACATACAGGTCCGTCAGATTGGTGTAGTGGGTAAAGCTCACGCTCTGGAGCGTGTACTCCACATCGTTCACGATAACGATCTTCTGTCTTGCCATGGTAAAGCCTCCCATATAATTTTGAGTGCGGGACCGAAACGGTATCACGTTCCGGCCCCGCCTGCTATGTTTGTGGCTGCTGTGCTTCCCGGCCTTCATCACATGATGAGGATGTCGGGGATCAGGAACACGAACTGAACATCCGGGGCGTCCTTGCCGCGCACGATATCGGGCAGTTTCTCCACCATACAGTTCTGGGCGAAGAAAATCTTGCCGTTGTCGTTGGCGTCCGTGATGGCGAGGTTCGCCTGGACGCTCTTCTCGGCGCACTGCTCCAGGTAGGGGATGTCCGGGGACTCCTGCTGGAGCGTGATGGTCAGCTTTCCGGCCTTGTTTGCGTTCATGATGTAGGTGGTGTCGCCCTTGACGCCCTTTTTCATCGAGTGGTTGGCCTCGTCACGGGCCAGCGTGAACAGGCTATCGCCGAACATACGCAGCTGTCTGCCGTTGTAGGCGACGTTCACTTTCAGCGGGTCATAGTTCTTCAGCATATATTTTTACCTCCTCATTAGAGCGTTGCCCGGAGGACGCCCTTGGTCTTGACCTGATGGACGGCGCCGCACAGCAGGGCCTCCCAGGTGATGTCGGGCATGACCCGGTTCCGGCGCTGCTCCTCCGTGCTCTCCGCGTACTTCGGGATATTCACGGTGAAAATGCCAGCCCTGCTCTCCTGGTCACGGGCCACGATGTTGTGATCCTCGTCCGCCGCCTCAGCCAGAGCCTGCAGCACCGCTGTGGCAATGAGGCCAAAGCCGGCGTCGCTGTAGTCAATGTTGGCGTTCTCCAGCAGGATGTCGTAAAGCAGGTCCCGCATCCGCTTGGCGATCCAGTCGCCGCCCAGCACCACATCGATGAACTCACCGTTGAGGCAGACGCCCTCCTTGACGTACTGGCGCTTGTACTCCTCAGTGAGATAGTTGACATGGTTCTCGTTCAGCTGGTTGCGCTGGCCCTCGGTCAGCTTGGGCCGACTGATGAGCTTCGTGCCCTCGCTGGTGGCGGCGTTGCCGTCCTGCGGCCTCTTGAACTTCCAGGTCACGTTCTTCGGATAGAACGGGCCGACGTTGCCGGTGTAGGAGGCGTCGGGCTCCTCGCTGAGGTACTTCTCCTCGGTGTAGATGACAGCGGCGCGGGCGGTGTTGTCGGCGAAGTCGAGGTCGCTGGTCTGGCCCATGTAGAACTTCCGGTGATCCTCCACGCCGGTGCCAAGCTCCGCCTCGGTAGGCTCACTGGCCTCGGCGAACTTTGCCAGGGTCTTGACGAACTCCGGCTCGTCCCGGTCGGTCAGGAAGTAGTACCAATCATCGTCCTCGTCCCGCTGGAACTCCTTGATGGTCTCGATGAGGCTGTCAGCGGCGGTCATGGCGTCCTTGCCGTTGGTGAAGGTCTTTTTCCCGGTGGCGACGAACTCCTGAGACATAGCCTCGTCCAGGAAGATTTCAATGCGCTCAGGAATGGAGTCGGTGCTGCCGCCCTCGGTGGCGGTGAACGTGACCACGGTGTCCTTCGCGGAGGCGGTGTAGGTCTTGCCGCCCTTGGTAAAGGAAGCCCCGTTGAACTGTGCCGCCAGCTTCATGCCGTCCTCGATCTCGACTTTTGCGGTCAGCGTGACCACGGCCTTGTCGTCGCCGCCGATCCGCACGTAGAGCTTCTGCTTCGCGGCGGGGGCGTCAAACGGGAACACATCGTTGTCGAAATCGATAACGAAGGTAGCGGCGACAGCGGGGGATGCGGTGGGCGGCTCGAATCCCACGATCTTGAACTTGTTGACCAGCGTCTCGGCCAGCGTGGTCTTGCCCTGGTTCATCAGGGTGGTCGCCTTGCGGACAATCTTCGAGTTGGGGGTCTTTCCATCATCCCCATAGACAGCCTTGACGCTCTCAACATCCCGGTACACACCGACGGGCTGGGCCCCGGTGGTCGAGATGAGCAGAATGTCAAGGCTCTCCTTTGTCGTAGGCAGCGCGTCGCGCTTCACAACGACAATTACGTCTTTTGCCATTTTGCGTTTCCTCCTTCTTACTGGTGTGCGTTTCCTGGGGTATTGGCCTCCCGAATAGTGGTGGCCGGCATCTCGTCGGTGCGGATATAGGCAAAGCGCACATCGAATCCGTACCGGCGAACGGTATCCTCCACCACAAATCCGCTCCGGTTTGCGACGGAGCCAACATTGCGGATCACGATATCCTCGCTGCCGACCAGGATGCAATGCCCGTTCAGCAGGAAGAACCCGTGCGCCTTGTCAGCGAGGCCAAGAGCCTCATCCTCGCCGTAGATATAGCTGCCGTCCTCAGCCTCCCGGTTCTGACCGCAGAAGGTGAAAGACATCGTTGCCTCTACCGGCTCGGAACGTATGTGGCGGTAGCCTTGCTCCTCATCCCCCACGACCTCATGCCGCCCAAAGGCGTGGTTGGATGTGCGCGGTGTCAGGACACTGTAGTAGCAGTATGGGAACTCTGGCCGGTCCGCTATCTGGTCAGACAGAACAACAGGACGACCGGTGTGCGCTTCAAGGCCGGACACAATAGCGTTACGGGCCTGGACGAACGTCACTTCTTCACCACCCCTTCCACGATGTACCGCACCATGGGGTGGATACTGTTGTGGCTCAGCGAGGTCTTGACGGTGTATCTCTGGCCATCGAAGGTGTCCTCAATGATCTGGTTGGTGCCGATCTCCACCGGGTCATCGGTGTAGAGTTTCTGCGAGTTCTCGGTGTACGTCCCTTCCGGCAGATCCTTCAGGTCCTTGTCCGATAGCGGCATGACGATGCCTTTGAACGTCTTTACCGCCTTTTCGACCGGACGGGACTGCCCGCCGGGGCCATCGCGGACAAAGGTGCGCTCATAGACCTTCAGCGAGTGAAGCAAGGCCCTGGGGAGCCTGGGTGTTGCCGCAAAATTCATTCTATTACCACCTCGTAAGCAATCCGGTCACGGATGTGTGTGCCGGATTCATATAGCGTGGTGTGCTGCGTCTTGTGGTCGAAATCAGACTTCGGTGTGACCCTGTTCTGATCGATGAAGCTCTGCGCCAGCTGGGCGGCCTGGGCCCCGATGGACTCTGCCGCAGCGGTGGGGGTGATGGTCCCCTCCAGCATCTTTACCATTGCCCCGGTCACGATGCTGCCCAGTTCTTTCTGCTGTGCGTCAAAACTCGCCCGGATAAAGGAACGTTCCGGGAGGGTAACACTTTTCACCAGCAGATACATCGCCTCACTCTCCGTCTTGCCGCCGCGTTTCTTCTTGTCCCGGACCATGAGGAGTTTGCCGTCCTTCGCGTTGACAAAACGCAGGTCGCTGAAGGCTCTGGGAGAGCCGGCGGCCTGGGCCTCCTTGGTCAGAGGGATGGCGAGGTACTTTCCCTTCTTGGGCTTGATAGTGGCGCCATACTCATGGGCGTGGGCGATGGCCATAATATCGGAGTCCGCCTTACCACCAACGATGCCCACCCGGATTTTCTTCTGCTCCATCTCCTGGCACGCGGCTTTGATGCGGTTGAAGTCTTCCAGGAGCCGCTCTATCCCGTCCACATCAATACCTCCTGTACAGATTGACAATCTGCAGCCAGGCGGCTGGCGTGGACTTGTCGAAGGTCCAGCTTACATCCGAGATGGAGAAGGATTTCAGCCCCTGGGAGCCGTTCTGCATATTCGCATACGCCTGGGACACCATATCCCAGACAAGGCCCTCTAGGTCTGCGGGAAGCGTCTGGGGCTCCTCGTCCGTGGCATCCTTCGGAAGCACATAGCCTGCCGTGTAGCACACCTCAATGTTCCGCTTGGTCTCAATAATGTCATTGGCAAGGCCCCGGCGGTACCCGGCCCTCAGCCAGCCGTCATCCCGGTAGATGACGCCGATGTTGGCGGTCTGCCCGTAGTCGTAGAGTTCAGGGGGGACAATCCTCCCGGCCTCTTTGACATAGTCAACGCTGACGATTGGGTATTTCAGCGTGACCAGCTCCTGCTGGCCGTCGGCCTCGTAGAACTCACGGTAGGTGTTCTTGCCGAGGGGTCTGCCCACCTGCTGCTCCACCCAGGACGACGCCTTATTGATCAGCAGTTCAACGAGGGTACAGGTGCGCTCGTCGGTCTCATCATCAAGGCTCAGCATGAGCTTCATCCTGTCAAGCGTGGTAAGTGCGTTATTCGCAAGCATACAAACCTCCTGTCAGTATAGGGGCGGCAGGTTGCCCCACCGCCCCTTGACCCTCTATTCGGCGTTCTCGGGCCGTTCCTGGCCGTCCCCGTTGCCTCCGGGGGTAGGAGGCGCACCCTTGCCTTCCCCCTTGCCAGGGGGCGCGACAGGCGGCTTTCCGGCCTTCTTCTCCTTGCCGGGGGCAGCCGCCTTGTTTGCGGACGGCTTTACGATGTCATAGAACCTCGGCATTTCGTGGCCCTCCTTACACCGGCTGAACGGCGGCGTCTCCCAGCACGACCGCAAGGCCGCCGGTGGTCTCGTCGTTCCCGGGGACGGTGAACTTCACAATGGACTTCAAGCCCACAAGGTCAACATCAATGTTGACCACACCACCAGCGGGCACGTCACCCTCATCATCCGCAGCCTCGATGGGCTCGTTCTTGAAGGTGTACTCCCCGCCGGTGGTCTGCTTCTCAGGGAACACCCGCTCGTCAGTGACGGGCGCGAAAGTCTCACCGTCGTCACTGTGCTCCACCTTCACGGTCATCGTGGCGCCGGACGCAACGTTGGCGCCGATGACGGCGGAGAGAAAACCCGTCCGGTCGATGGCCTCGCCGGACTTGTAGGGGATCGCAGTCACGTTCTGAAACAGATTGCGCTTCATTGTCTCATTTCCTCCTTCTCAGATTAGACGGGGACGGCAACGCCGGTAGCCACCACGAAGCTCTCGTCATGGCGCAGGCCCACGTCCACGTTGTCGATGGCCCGGATGAGGGTCTGGTCGTTCTCGAAAGCGGACACAAGGTTGCCCGCCTCGTCAGTCCAGGAGCCCTCGCGGCTGGTCTCGATCTCCAGGGCGCCCTGCTCACCGATGATGAGGTCGTTCCAGTTGCCGAAGGCGATCTTGGTCTTGCCATCCTCGGTGTCGATCAGGTTGGTGGTGCGGTAGGGGTAGCCCGCCAGGGTGCGCTGCTTGTTCATCTCCTCAGCAAAGATGAAGCCGCCCACCTGGTCGCGCATGGACTTGAAGAACTGCTCCACGCTGGTGTTGAACACGAAGCCCAGGGCATCAGCATAGACGTTGTTCTTCAGCACAGAGGCGACCAGGAAGTTGGGGAACATGGCGGTCAGAACGCCATCGGCGCTGGCATAGGAGGTGCCGGCATCGGCGGCCTTGATGTTCTGGACGGCCTTGTTGTTGAACAGGCCGA